GCAGTTGATCCTGGAACATATACAATTACTCTCAATAATCTAAGAGCAAATGCTACAACCGAAACTGTTACTGCTGCTGATATCAAACACGTTTTATGGTCAACAAACGGTAACATTCGTATCACAAGAAACGGTGTGCCAATGTTAGCACTGCAAAATGGTGGTGACATGGATTTTGATTCATATGGTTACTCAGTGGCAAACAATAATAATCAAAGCATTGTAATTGAAATCAATACAGGCGGAACTGTAATTCTGCATCTAGCTAAGATTGCAACATACAATGTTGATCCATATACAGGAGTATCTCTATAATGAAACTCATCAAAGAACACATTGAAGAGGTAAGATATCTTACCGAAAAAACAGAAGATGGTAGAAAACAACTATACATTGAAGGCACATTTCTGGTTGGCGATACAGTAAATCGCAACAATCGTATGTACAAAATGGATACGTTGCGCCAAGAAGTAACACGATACACTGATGATTACATCAAAACAAATCGTGCACTTGGTGAACTAGGACACCCTGACACACCTTCACTAAATCTAGAACGTGTGTCACACAAGATTACAAGTTTGGTAGAGAATGGCAATACATTTGTCGGTAAAGCACTGATCATGGAAACACCATATGGTTTGATTGCTAAGAATCTTATTGAATCTGGCGTCAATCTAGGTGTATCTTCACGTGCTTTAGGTTCTGTCGTTATGACAAAGGAAGGTTACAATCTAGTACAAGATGATTTGCGCCTTGCAACTGCTGCTGATATCGTTGCTGACCCATCTGCTCCTGGTGCATTTGTTCAGGGTATTATGGAAAACAAAGAGTGGATGTTTGTAGAGGGTCGTTTCGTTGAATCGGATATTGACTATTCTAAGCAACAGATTCGTAAAGCATCACGCAGAGAAGTCGAGGCTGTTGGATTGCAACTTTTCGAAAACTTCCTACGAAAACTCTAAATTTTATAAATAAGAAATCATAAGGAGATATTCAATGGCAACAACTAAACTAATGGAAGCCGCAGCAGAAATTCTTGCAGGAAGCAAGAAGTCAGCTGGTGGTATGCCAATGCCTAAATTATCTGGTCACATTGCTCCAGGCAATTCAACTACACCAGAAGATTTAGGTGGTCCAACACCACAAAATTATAAGCCTGATGACAACTCAGCTAAGTTATCAAACAAAGCATCCAATAGTGCTTCTGCACCTACAACTAAATCATCAGCAGCATCTAGTGATGTTCAACTTGGCGACAAGAACATGAAGCCGGGTTCAGGTACAAACAAGATGGCAGAAGAAGAAGAACGTGATGACGAAGAGTTGGTAGATGATGATGCAGCAGTTGAAGAAATGAAAGCACAGATGAAAGAAGATGTTGCTTCATTGTTCGCTGACGATTCAAACATCTCGGAAGATTTCAAAGCAAAAGCTGCTACAATCTTTGAAGCACGTGTATTTGACCGTGTTGCACAGATCCAAGAACAACTTGAAGCAGAGTATGCTGGTCAATTGGAAGAAGCAGTTAGTGCTATCCGTGACGAACTAACAGAAAAAGTAGATGACTACCTAAACTACGTGGTAGAACAATGGATGGAAGAAAACGAAATCGCAATTGAAAGCGGTCTACGTTCCGAAATCACAGAAGATTTTATTGCTGGTCTGCGTAATCTATTTGCTGAAAACTATATCAACGTTCCAGAAGATAAAGTAGAACTTGTAGATGAACTAGCGTCTAAAGTTGAAGAACTGGAAGTAAAACTGAATGAAGAAATTGAAGCAAATGTTCAGTATAAAAAACAACTTACTGAAGCAATCAAAGCACAACTTGTGAATGAAGTATGCGAAGGTCTTACAGCAACTCAAGTAGAAAAAATTAAGTCACTTGCAGAGAGTGTAGAATTCTCCACAGAGGAAGAGTTCACAGAAAAACTTGAGACAATCCGTGAGAACTATTTCCCATCTGGCGTAAAGAAAGCCGATGCTTCACAATTGCATGAAGAAGTTGAGGACGATGGAAGCGCAAAGAAAGTTGCCGCTGATCCATATGTTGCTTCTGTTGCACAAGCGATTTCTAAAATCAAAATCTAAAAATAAAATAAGGAGATACAAAGATGTATTTGTCTGAAAATCTACAAACTAAATGGGAAAGCGTTCTGGATCATCCAGATATGCCTAAAATTGCTGACCCATACCGTAAAGCGGTAACAGCAGTTATTCTTGAGAACCAAGCTCAAGAAATGATCAAAGAAGGTCACATTCTTCAAGAAGCAGGTTCACCAACTAATTTTGCTGGTACAGGTGGTTTCAGTGGTTCTGCTGCTGCTGCTGGTCCTGTAGCTGGTTTTGATCCAATTCTTATCAGCTTAGTTCGTCGTTCATTACCTAATCTGATTGCGTATGACGTTTGCGGCGTTCAGCCAATGACAGGTCCTACAGGTCTGATCTTTGCGATGCGTACACGTTACTCATCACAAGGCGGTACAGAAGCATTCTACAACGAAGCTAACACAGCATTCTCTGGTGCTAACGGCGCTATTGCTGCATCTTCAATGAGCATTTCTGGTAACACAACAGATTATCTGTTCACAGGTAATGCTGCTCCTGGTGGTGCAATGACAACTGGCTCTGCTGAAGCATTAGGTGACGGTGCTGCTGGTAATACATTCCAAGAAATGGCATTCTCAATTGAGAAAGTTACTGTAACAGCACGTACACGTGCCCTAAAAGCAGAATACTCAATGGAACTTGCACAAGACTTGAAAGCAGTTCATGGTCTAGATGCTGAAACAGAACTAGCAAACATTCTGTCTGCTGAGATTCTTGCTGAAATCAACCGTGAAGTTATCCGCACAATCTACAGAATCGCTAAGCCTGGTTGCCAAGCAGGTACAACAACTGCTGGTGCATTCAATCTTGACACTGACTCAAACGGTCGTTGGATGGTTGAAAAGATCAAAGGTCTTGCATTCCAAATTGAACGTGAAGCTAACCAGATCGCTAAGTTGACTCGTCGTGGTAAAGGTAACATCGTTATCTGTTCTTCAGACGTAGCATCTGCACTTGCAATGTCTGGTATTCTTGACTATAACTCAGCATTAGCTGGTCAAGTATCACTGACAGTTGACGATACTGGTAACACATTTGCTGGTACAATCTTCGGTCGTATCAAAGTATACATTGATCCATACTTCCCAACAGGCTCAACATCTGAGTTTGCTGTAGTTGGTTTCAAAGGCACAAACGCATACGATGCTGGTATGTTCTACTGCCCATACGTACCTCTACAAATGGTTCGTGCAGTTGATACTGGTACTTTCCAACCAAAGATTGGCTTCAAGACACGTTATGGTCTAGTTGCTAACCCATTCGCAGAAGGTACAACACAAGGTCTTGGTACTCTGAATACTCAGAGCAACAACTACTACCGTGGTTTCCGTATTGCGAACTTGATGTAATAAAATAACCACCGTAGAGTGGGATTTAGAGAGGCACCTTCGGGTGCCTCTTTTTTTATGGCACATAAATAGAGATATGACAGTTCTAACACGCAATCCAACCAATCCAAATAGTCTACAGCCGAATAAGTTCACGCTGAACTTTTCACGTGCACCTAATCTACAATACTTTTGTCAGACTATTTCATTACCAGGTCTTTCAACATCAGAGATTCCTGTACAGAATCCATTTGTTGAACTATATGCACCAGGTGAAAAGAGTATCTACGATGTACTCAACATTACCTTTATTGTTGATGCCGAGATGCTTTCGTGGTTAGAAATACACGATTGGATTCGTGCTATGACATTCCCTACCGAGTATGAAGAGTATAAGAATCTGAATAAATTGACTCAGTTCAATTCAGCACAAGTAACAAAAACACCACAATATTCAGATGGCTCTGTAACTATTCTTTCTGCATCAAACAAACCGTACTACCGCTTCAACTTCAAAGATTTATTCCCTATCTCAATATCTGGTTTTGTGGTATCTACAACCGATACGCCAGATACCATTGTTACTGCCGACGCTACTTTCAGATTTACCTATTATAACGTAGAAAAATTATTCTAAATGTGATATAATTCCCGTAAGGGAGAAATACTATGAGCAAACTTGACGAAGTATTACAAATGTGGACTGCGGATGCTAATATTGACCGCACCGAACCAGGTAAGGCACTGATTGACATTCCAAAATTGCATTCCAAATATCTGCATATTCTATCTTCACATCGGTTATTAGCCAAAGAAGCAGAGTTTCAGTATAATAAATGGCGTAAGTTAAAATGGGAGTACTATACAGGTAAACTTGATGAAGAAGAACTGAAACAACATGGTTGGCAACCGTTTCCATATACACTCAAATCCGAAGTCAATACATATCTAGAAGCAGATGATGATGTCAATAAGTACCTTGTACGAAAACTTCTTCATGAAGAAATCGTAGAGGTATGTCAAGCAATACTAAAAGAACTAAACTCACGAACTTATCAGTTGAGGGGCGTGATTGATTGGGAAAAGTTTATTCAAGGTGTATGATCTAGTTTTATACAAACAGAACGAAGCGTTTCTGAAGTTTGATTGTGAAAAAAGTGTTGCTCAGGAGTTGGCAGATTACTTTACATTCTTTGTTCCTGGTTACCAATTCATGCCTGCTTACAAGAACCGTTTGTGGGATGGAAAGATAAGATTAGCTGATCTTCGTACATACACAATCTATCACGGTCTTGTTCCATACATTCAGAAGTTTTGTGATGAAAGAAACTACAAACTGGCAATTGATACGCCAGTAAACATCACAGAGAGTTTTTCAGCAGCAGAAGCAAAAGCATTTATTGATGATCTGAAACTAGACAAAAGCATTATAACATCAGGTGTCTATGATTATCAAGCAAAAGCATTCATATTTGCCGTTAGAAACAAACGAATGTTGTTATTATCACCGACTGGATCTGGTAAATCGTTGATTCAATATCTAATTCTTAGATATCTACAACACAAAGGTTACAAGAAAGGACTGCTAATTGTTCCTACAACTTCTCTTGTTGAGCAAATGTATTCTGATTTTGAATCTTATGGTTACGATGCCGCAGAGCACACCCATAGACAGTATTCAGGAAAAGATAAGCATACAGATAAGTTTCTGACCATTACCACATGGCAATCTATCTACAAAAATCCACCAGAATACTTTGAGCAGTTTGATTTTGTATTAGGTGATGAAGCACACCAATTCAAAGCAAAGTCATTGACTACTATCATGACTGGCTTGAAGAATGCTTCTTATCGCATAGGCTGTACTGGTACTATTGACGGTACACAGACACATAAGTTAGTATTAGAAGGACTGTTTGGTCCAGTGTATCAATCTACCACAACAGCCAAACTTATTGAGAACAAACAACTAGCAGATTTTAGAATCAAATGTTTGGTACTCAAATACTCTGATGCAATCTGTAAACAGTCACGCACTTGGGACTATCAATCGGAAATAGACTACATAGTTAGTAGTAGGGCACGAAATGAGTTCATTCGTAATCTGGCTATATCACTTACAGGCAATTCACTTATATTATTCAATCTGGTAGAGAAGCATGGTAAACAACTATACAAACTCATTCAAGAAAAAGCTGGTAATAGGCACGTTTTCTTTGTGTATGGTGGAACAGATGTGGAAGTCCGTGAACAAGTACGTGCTATTACCGAAAAACAAAATGATGCTATCATTGTTGCTTCCTACGGCACTTTTTCCACTGGTATCAACATACGTAATCTTCACAATGTTGTTTTTGCCTCACCGTCTAAGTCAAGAGTTAGAAACCTACAATCAATTGGTAGAGGACTCCGAATCGGAGACAATAAAACAGAAGCAGTTCTATATGATATAGCAGATGATTTTCGTATAGGTAAACATGTCAATTATACATTGCAACATTTAAAAGATCGTGTTACCATATACGATGAAGAAAAATTCAAGTATAAATTCTACAATATAGAGGTCAAGGATGCATAACGTAAAACTAATAAGAATGCAAACTGGTGAAGATATTATGGCTTCTATGTTTGAGCAAGAAGATTCAGATCAAGTTCAACTCAATGATCCAATGCGTTTAGTATTTCGTCGTATGCCGACTGGTCAAACAGTCATGATGATGATGCCTTGGTTACCTATTGAACTCATCAAAGAAAACTCTGCGTTGGTATACACATCGGATATCATCACTATCATTGATCCAAAAGAAACAATGATATTGTATTACGACAAGTTAGTTGAACGTACCACAAAAGAGATGGAAGATTCAGATAAGATGCTTCAAGAATTGCTTGAAGAAGATGACGAGCCACAGTATGAAGAAGATGATGGTCCTCTAAGCAGTGAACAACTTGAACAACTCCAACAACTTGTGAACGATTCACGAACTAAAAAACTACACTAAAAGGATTTTTTGTTATGTCAAAAGTGGTGACATTCGTTATACCAAGTAGTGCTGCACAAGCATACCAAGGACTTGCAGATAAGTATTCTGCTATTGAACCTCCGACATGGGCATTATTATTAGCTAATGCTGTTCGTGTTGAAGGTTATGATCCATGTATTCTAGATTTTGATGCTGATCCATCACATGATTATGAACATGCTGCACACTGTATTGCAGAAACAGACACAGATATAGCAGTCTTTGTTCTATACGGACAAAATCCAAACTCAGGCACAACGATGATGATTGGTGCTACCAAACTAGCACAACAACTCAAACTCTCACGACCTTCAATTAAAATTGTATTCATTGGTTCACACGCATCTGCATTACCGTTTGAAGTAATTGGTCTATCATATGTTGATTTTGTGTTCATCAATGAGGGTGTATATGGTTTATTAGATTTGTTACAGACAAACTATGTTGATGAGTTAGATAAAGTTCGTGGTCTGGTATACAAGAAACATGGCTTTGCTGCAACTGGTGCGCCCGGTGAGATTGTAAAGACAGAAGATATGGATCGTGTGATGCCTGGTTATGCATGGGACTTAGTGGAATTAAATAAGTATCGTGCTCATTATTGGCATACAAACTTTTTAGATGAGGGTCGTACACCATTTGCTGCAATTTCTACATCATTAGGATGTTCTTTTGGCTGTAACTTTTGTATGATCAATATTGTCAATCGTACATCTTACACACAAGGTACAGTTTCTTCTGACTCACGTGGCATGAGATTCTGGTCACCTGAATTGATGCTCAAAGAGTTTGAATATTTGTATGAAAGAGGTGTACGAACAGTTCGTTTAACTGATGAGATGTTCTTTCTGAATAAAAAATATTACATACCAATTCTTGAAGGCATCAAACAACGTGGTATGGAATTCAACTTCTGGGCATATGCACGTGTAGATTCTGTTCGTAAAGATCAATTACAATTATTCAAAGATGCTGGTGTAAATTGGTTAGCATTAGGTATTGAAGCAGGTAATCCACAAGTTCGTTTAGAGATTGATAAAGGTAAGTTCAAACAAGTTGATATTCGTGAAGTTGTACAAGATATCAAAGATGCTGGCATCAATGTACTTGGTAATTACATGTTTGGTTTTCCAGAAGATACGATGGAAACAATGCAAGAGACACTAGACCTTGCATTAGAATTGAATTGTGAACATGCGAACTTCTATGCAGCAATGGCATTACCAGGTAGTCCATTGTACATGGAAGCAGTCAACAATGGATGGGAATTACCACAAACATTTGATGAGTTTGCTTTTCTATCATACGATTGTACACCACTACGAACAAAGACATTGACTGGTGCAGAAGTATTGAAGTTTCGTGATGATGCTTGGCACAAATACTTTTCACATAAACCATTTCTAAATCTTGTTGAGAATAAATTTGGATTGAAATCAAGACAGAATATTGAGCAGATGTCCAAGATTAGATTGAAGAGGAAAATACTAGGTGACTAAAGATGAACTTATAGCATTTGAAGATAAGATTGCAAATCATTTCAACAATGCACGTATTCGTGCGCCAATTCATTTGTATTATGGTAATGAAAATGAGATGATAAAAATCTTTAAAGACATCCGTTCAAGAGATTGGGTGTTTTGTTCATGGCGTTCACATTATCAATGCTTACTTAAAGGTGTACCACCAGAACAACTTGAGAAAGATATACTTGATGGTAAATCTATTTCACTTTGCTATCCAGAGTACAACATCTACTCAACAGCAATCGTTGGTGGCAATATACCAATTGCTGTTGGTACAGCAATGGCAATAAAAAGAAAAGGTGTTGATACAAAAGTGTATTGTTTTGTTGGTGATATGACAGCAGAGGCAGGTATCTTTATGGAGAATATGAAATACTCCATACAACATAAATTACCTATCAAATTTATTGTAGAAGATAATGGTAAATCAGTGTGTACTGATACAGCAAAAACTTGGGGTGCAAAAGAATCATTTTATATGAACACTGAAAGTGAATATCTCTATTACTATCAATATGAAACGAAATATCCACATGCTGGTGCTGGAACGAGGGTACAGTTTTGAAATATTTTGATGAACTAAAATCTGCAATGGACATGCTTGCAAAAGATCCACGTGTGGTCTTTATTGGACAAGCAGTAGAGTATGCTGGCACAGCAATGTCAAACACATTGAAAGATGTGCCGAAAGAAAAACTTATTGAGATGCCAGTCTTTGAAGATACACAGATGGGTATCACATTAGGTCTTGCACTTGCTGGTTATATTCCTGTGAGCATTTACCCACGATGGAACTTTTTGATATGTGCAACTAATCAACTTGTGAATCATGTTGACAAAGTTACTATGATGTCTGACTATAAACCAAGAATGATTATACGAACTGGTATTGGTTCAGAACGACCATTACATCCACAGCATCAACATGTTGGTGATTATACAGATGCATATAAACTCATGTGTCCTAATACAGATATAATTAGATTGAAAGAGCCAGGACAGATTTACGATGCATATCGTAATGCATATTTGAGACAAGATGGTAAAGCAACTATTCTTGTGGAGTATGGTGATTATTATAATGAAAAATGATTATATCAAAAACACCATATAGGTTGTCTCTGTTTGGTGGTGGTACAGATTATCCAGCATGGTTTGAGAACAAGCCAACTAAACTAATCTCTGCTGCTATGGCACACTATTGCTATATCAATTTGAAGAAACTGCCACCATACTTTGATTATGTGAACAGAGTTATATACTCAAAGATTGAAAGTGTAAAAGATATTGATGAAATAGATCATCCCTCTGTTAGAGAATGCTTGAAATATTTTGGAGTGCCAAATGGTATATCTGTTACTCATGACGGTGATTTACCTGCTAGGAGTGGCATTGGATCATCTTCTTCATTTACTGTTGGACTGATTCATGCACTAGCAAAACAAGCCAACATACCAATCAACCCATATCAGTTGGCAATCACTGCTATCAATGTGGAACAGAACAAAATTGGTGAGTCAGTTGGTGTACAAGATCAAATTATGGCAGCGTATGGTGGTGTTCGTGTAATAGAATTAGAAAGAAACAGTATCAAAGTAAGACATCTCAAAGTAGATGCAGATTATTTGGATATGTTTGAACAACATATCATGTTAGGCTTTTCTGGTATAGATAGATTATCTGATGTACATGCCAAGCAACAAGTTGATGCCATCAAAAAAGGTAAATCAGAAAGATTGTTAGATGAAATTGGCACATTGACCGAAACAGCGTTGACCTATTTTGAAAACTATGGTAAAATGTATGAAATAGGTGACTTGTTGAAGTATCAGTGGGAGCGTAAGCGTGAACTTACTGACAGTGTTACAACTGATTACATAGATACAATATACAATAAAGCTATCAAAGCAGGCGCATACGGTGGTAAATTGATGGGTGCAGGTGGTGGTGGTTTCTTTATGTTTCTTGCACCACCTGATGCACAAGATAGAATAAAACAAGCAATACCTGAAATCAATGTATGGGTGCCTTTCAAGTTTGATTATGAAGGCTCAAAAATTATTATGGAGTGATGATGAAGTATCCACTAATGTCTGACAATATTACTAGAGAAGATTTAGATTTGGTAATAGAACATCTAAAAAAAGAAAATCCAAAACTAACAAATGGTCCAGAGTGCCGTGCTTTTGAAGAAGCATGGAGTAAATGGTTAGGTGTAAAGTATTCTGTGTTTGTAAACTCAGGTGCTTCTGCTAATCTATTGTCAATGACGATGCTAAAGATTCTTCATCCAGAAGGCGGTGAAGTTATCGTGCCACCATTTACATGGATATCAGATATAGCATCAGTGTTACAGTGTGGTTTCAAGCCAGTGTTTGTTGACATTGATCTTGACACACTTGGTATGAGTACAGAAGGTATTCTCAAAGCAATCACACCAAATACACGTGCAGTGTTTCTCACATATGCACAAGGCTTCAACTGTCTTACAGATGAACTGGTACTCAAACTTCAAGCACTCAATATACCATTGATTGAAGATGTATGTGAATCACATGGTGCAACACACAATGGTCAGAAGCTAGGTAGTTTTGGTTGGATGTCCAACTTCTCATTCTACTTTGCACATCACATGTCCACAATTGAAGGTGGTATGGTATGTACAAACGATGAGAATGTATATCACACTGTACGTATGCTTCGTTCACATGGTATGGTACGTGAGTGTGGCTCTGATAGCATGAAACAGTCATATCAAGACATGTATCCTGAACTGAATCCAGATTTTATCTTTGCATATCCAGCATACAACATGCGTAACACAGAGATTGGTGGCATATTAGGTCAAAATCAACTAAAACATTTAGATGAGAATGTTTCTAAACGAAATGATAATTTATCATACTTCATGAGTAAGTTAGATGGAACAAAATACAAAGTTGATTTTAATTACACTGGTTGCAGTAACTATGCATTCAACATTGTGTTGCAGCCAGAGTATGCTAACAAAGATTTTGTACAAAGACTCATGCACAAGATGCGTGACAATGAAGTAGAGTTCCGTCGTGGTTCTGCTGGTGGTGGCAATCAACTACGTCAGCCATATTTGACATCAACATATGGTGATCACTACTTAGATTTTCCAAACACAGAACACATGCACTTCTACTCATTCTATATTGGAAATTATCCAACTTTGAGTAAGATTGCAATTGACGAAATCGTATCAGTTTTGAATAGGGTATAATATGGAACAGTGGCGTGTATTAGTAACTGGTGGAGCTGGTTACATTGGTAGTATTCTTGTTGAGTATCTTTTACAGATGGGTTGTCTAGTAACTGTGATTGATAACTTCATGTTTGGTCAAACAAGTTTCAATCATCTTTGTGATAATAAAAATCTAAAGATTGTAAATGGTGACATTCGTAATCCAGCACATATGGCACCTTTACTCAAAGATGCACACATAATTATTCCATTGGCAGCATTGGTTGGTGCACCACTCTGTAATAAAGATGTTGTTGGTGCAGACACAACAAACAAAGATGCAATGTTCTGGATGTTGAATAGTATATCGGATGAGCAACGTGTCATTATGCCTACAACTAATTCAGCATATGGTACAGGTGATGAAAATAATTTCTGCACAGAAGATTCACCACTTCGTCCAATCTCCAAATATGCTATTGATAAAGTTGCCGTAGAAGA